CGTCATGGAATTCTCTCTAGCGCAGACCCCCGACAATACGGCTGACCCATCGCCCGCAATTGATTCAAATATTCCCTAGGATACGAACCGGGATCTTGCGCCGGCAACCAAACCAAGCGCACGTCAAAAACTGTTGCCAGTAGCGGCGCGTAGGAAAGCATAGCTTCTTTGGCGTCCGCGTCGTACATGAGGTCCACAGCTCTTACTCCCGCTCGGTAAAGCTTGGCAATCTGCACTGCGCTAATCGCTTTGCCAAAGGTAGCTACAGAATCAGGACCCGCATGCACGCAATCCATAGGGCCTTCCACGATTGCCACCCGCGGATAAAGGCGAGCATACAGCAAGTTCAAAAGCACATCGCTGGATACCGCGGCACCCGGTTGCTTAGGCGGATTAAGCGCTTTCAAAAATCCCTTTTCGTGTGATTCCCACATAGCTCGTGCCTGAAAATAAACAAGTCGCGCGCCTTCCCAAACCGGAAACACAAGACGATTGGCGTAACGTCCTTGATCACAATAAAAGAGCCCTAAGCGCTGCACATCGTCCATAGTAATTCCGCGTTGCACCATGTAGGGCAGGGGCCTATCGATTATCCGCCAATTTGGGGGTGCTGGTATGAGTACCACGTTCTGGTGATAGCTCGTTACGAAACTTGTGAATTCAGTATCCCCGATCGTCATGAGGTCTTCGGCGGTAAACGTAGCCGCTGCCAAAACAGTTTGGATAGCCTGCTTACGGGTGCAGGTTTCCAAAAGCTGTATCAGGTCTAAAAGCCCACCCGCCCCCTGGATGGCTTTACGCTTCATACGTATGCCTAACCCCGCTACCTCGAACTTTTGGCATACCCAGCAATGCCAGGTCTTTTTTGTCGTGTTGACCACTAGCTTTTCTTTCGCGCATACCGGGCAAAACATCATCCACTCGCCCGTTTGCGTTTCAGAAGCACCGCGCCCCCTTACGTATTCAAGCAGGTCGAATTTCTCTATTGCTTGTTCAATCATTTTAGGGGGGCCGTCATGGGTTGTGGTCCTGGTGGGGGAGGTGGAACAACCGGGACACGTTTTTGACGTGCTGCCCCCATACCCAAGCCACTTTCACCTTCCAGGTCTGGCATGCTTGGGCTGACCGCCTTGGGATCGCTCTTGATAGTCATGGTGGCGAAATCGCATGAGACTACCCATTTAGCATCAGCCTCGTTATCCCGGTACAGCTCAGCGAGAATCCGCATAACCTTGCTTTTTCGTTCGGCGTTCGTCAGGTTCAGCGAACCAATAAAATCAGCTACACGCACCTTTTCGTAACAATCTGCGATTTGTCGCGCCCGCAACCAATGGGCGTTATCCTCAGACCCTTTTTCGGGGCGCTGGGCTTGCGAGGCTGACCACACGGCATATCCTCGGTTAGCCAAGCTCTTCAAGTCCCGATAAGCCGCCTTTTGGTTCTCCCGATCACTCCCGTAGTGCTTATCCCGACCGTTCAGCAAATCCCCATAGTCGATGATCACCATATCCGGCGTCCACCCGTGCAAGCGCTTCAAATCTTTCAACGCCTCGTGGACATCGGCGCACGTGTAGTGCCAATCCTCGACGAACCCGCGGATATACAGGCATCCCCGCATGCACTTGTATTCCTCGTAAGCCTCCCGATATTTTGTGGAGGTCAATCCGTCAGTACGAACGGTGCGATACAACTCCTTTGTGAACCCCGATTCATAGCGATCTTCAACTTGTTTACGGGAACCCTCGAAAACGAAATGAGCCACCCGCTTAAGCTGCAATTTGGTAGCGGCCATACCGTGTTGGGTAAGCAGCGTGGTTTTTCCACATTTTGCATACGCTACCCAAATCCCCAACTCGCCCTTGCTCAAGCCACCACCCAAAATATGATCTAGGCGTTCAAAACCAGTGGCGATAGCTTGAGCACCTGGATCTGCCGTCATACGACGCACTTGCCTATCGGCCAGCTCTTCAAAAAACCAGCCTTCATCAACTGTGCTCCACACGGTCTTTTGCAACCGCTCCATGCGCGACATCATTAGGTCGTACGCTTGTTCAATCTTGCCCCCGTTGTAGAGCGATTTTGATTCTTGGAATGTACGGACAAAGATATTGCGCTTCACGAAATCCAGTACCGCGTTACGCATCCACGCTTCATCTTTAAGCGGAGCATGCCTGACTTTTTCCATAGACACTTCGTAGACTGGCCGAATCTTTGGATCCATAGTCCGCGCTTGTTGGGCAATGGTGTGGATACCTGGAAAGGCGCCGTACTGCTCTTTGAACCTACGGGCATAACCCCAAGCCCATTGTAGCGCTTCATCCTCAAAAAATTGAGGTTGTATATGCTCGCCCACCGCATGCCCGAATCGAGAATCTTCGCAGAGTACGCGCAAAAGGCTTCTCTGGTATTCAATATCAAACGGTGGCTTTTCTAAGTTTTGCCCTTCACCCGGCATGGCCGGCTCGCTGCGCTACGACTTGCGCTTGTTGCAAAGTCATTTCACCACGCCGCAAAGCCATAATGTCAAACGGCATCGTAGCTTGTAGTTCCGCCGCACACTGTTGCGCCAACGGGCAACGCGCACAAGCCAAGCTCTTAGGATGGTAACCATACGTTTGGGCCTGCATTTCAGCCATACATTTGTCTGGACGCCCCGCACCCAAATGGATCTTCTTGCGGGTCTCTGCCAGCGGGATCAAGTCCCGATTGCAATTGATTATCTCGCCAGCATCTTGCCGTTGTTTGGTTATCCCTTGATGGATAATCGTCGAGAAAAAAGGCGTGTCCATCAGTTCTTGGTACGCCGCTAATCTTTTCTTTGCCGATTCTTTCGTGGGTATAAGCGTAGTCAGAGGCGGCGCGTAGATCCATTTTCGGAGCTTGAACAAATGGTAAAGCCAACGTCTGGGGTCGATATGTTGCTCAGCACACCACGCATCTAATTTGCCAAAAATAGGTAGGCCCCGTCTAGGCCCCACATCTCTAACATATTGGCCGGGAAGTGCCCTTATTTTCTGAAGATTGAATGTGTGCGCGCGGTAACGATTGTAATCATGTAGGAGTATTTCTGCCCGTGTTGTCGGCTCCATAAACGATGTCCCTTTCTGAGCCATCTCTATCAGGCTCAGTTTGTTCGTCAGCTAGTTCTACACGCAAACCGTCTTTGTAAACGGTGCTTACGTTCTCTGGATTTTTGGGGTCCAGAGAAACGCCTATACTATCCAACGGCAAATACCTACCCAAGTATCCTTTCATGCTGGGTCACGTTCCAAAGTCCAGGTAGAATCCAAGGCCGTCGCTTGGCCAATCAAAAAGCGAATGCAGCGATCCAATTCAATCAGCGTAAGCGCTTCGGTATGGTATCGAGCAACTTCCCCACCACCAATCTTTTCGGTATCGCCGGTAGGGATTGCGCTTCGATGATCGCGATAAGCCGCTATGACTTCCATGAACGCATTCACCCCGGTAGGCCACGGCAAAGAATCCACAAGCTGGACGCCGTTAAGCACTAGCCAAGTACGCCCCGAAGCGTTAAGCCATTCCTTGAGCTTTTCCGGGGAGGCCATCGCCGTACGCATAGCCGCTTCCGATCGCTCAATCACGCTCATGTCACGAATCGTAGGGTGTAAGATATTGGGATTAGTCATCGGAACTACTCCAAAAAATACCCGGTTGGACTAAAGGGGTAAGTACAACCGGGTTTCTCACTTGTGCTAGCTTTTCTCGGACCCTAGCACAATATTTGTCTCTGCAACAGGTATAGACACCAAACCGGGGTCGAGTGTAGCAATTTTGTTTAGCCAACCGATCAAGTTATCGGCTGACGGCAATACAGTTACATCGAAAGTTGGCTCAGCGTAGTAGCATTCCAGCCGTTCCTCGCTGTGCGCCATGAGGTGCCTGTGATGCCTATCCGCAAAGTCCACAATGATCGCGTCCCGCTTGCCGGGGATAGCCGTACATACCCGGTAAGCATTCTGGGTCAAACTGACTTCCGCCTTTTCCCCCCGCGCATAAACCAAGGCGTCTACGTTGGGCAGGTCAACCCCTTCCCCCAGTAAACTCGTACCCAACAAAATCTTGACCTCTTGGTTAGCCAAAAATGAGTCAATTATCCTAACTTGGACATCCCTAGGCCGATCAGTGCTTAAAAACTCTACAGCATCGAATTCTGAGCCGTTCGGTGCTTGGGGTAGGTAGTGCCCTAGGTTGTGGCTTAACTCGCGTCCTTGGGCCTTTGTGCCCACTAGGATAAGCACTTTACGGCCTAGTTGCCAAAGTTGTACCGCTGCCAGGGTCACCAATTGGTTGCGGTAATGGTGCTCGTGTATCCCCTGCTTGCCAAAACCTCCGCTGAACATAGTGCCAGCCCCCCTGAGTTTTGGATGCGCCGGGACTGGCACGAAAACGACTTTGGTAGGCACAAGGTAACCACGACGTAACAGCTCGGCGCTAGTGACTTTGTAAATCGTGTTGCTCAAGAGCCCGTGCATGGCCATAGCGTCGGTGCCTGACCTAAAATTCGTGCCAGTCATCCCGAATCTCCACCATATGTGATCGCACTTAGGGAAGATTTCTTTTGTGTATGATTTGGCTCCGGAATGATGAAATTCGTCCACTATCAAGCACTTGCGCGTGTTATAGAATTCTTGAGATAATCCCACGGCAGTAGCCGCGGTGCAAGTGACAATTGGCATATCAGCCAACTTATCCCACTTACTGCCAATCAAATGCTCCACATAATTCGTACCGAAAAAACCCGCAATGACTTTTGTCGTCTGGTCAACTATCCGGTCTGTGGGGGCAATCCAGAGAGTTGGCAAAGCTATTCTGCGGTGCAATTCGCAGGCAAGCCTCGACTTGCCCGATCTTGGCGGAAGATCAAAAATGCCGCGGCCCACCTTCACGCCAGCTTCGACTGCGGCCTCTTGGTAATCGCGTAAGGGGATCGTAACTAACTCTGGAAAACCAATTTCGGGCCGCACCCGTTTATCT